TTTTACCACGTTGTATTAATCCAGGTCCACCTTTTAAAAATTTACCAAATATACCTTCAGTGTTAGGGTTTTTACCTTCCGCATATACTTTTAATTTACCTTTAGGATCTAATTTTTTAAATCTGTAACTATTTTTTAATAAGTTTAATTGAAGTTTAGGATATAGATAATTAGGATCTACAATAAATCTATAGTCTGCACTTTCTTTTGTTTTTTCTTTAGCTAATTTTTTCACTGCCTCAACTTTCTTTTTAAATCTAGCATCAGAATAATTAATAGGTGTAAATGTACCATTCATTAAGTTGTTTATCATTTTAGCACCTAGTCCTTGTGCTTTTAATTTTTTTCTAATGTCAAAGTTATTTAAACCTATAGTTTTTGCATCAACAATCATTTTATAAAAATCTTGTTGTACTTTGTATCCCTCTAATTGCATTTGATTATACTCTTTAAGTATTACTTCAGGTCCTCTAGAGTTATAATTTTCAGGAGAATATATTTTTTCAGTATCATCAATAGCTCTCATTAATCTGTTAAACTCACCAGTTTTGTATTC